AGTGATAATATTAGAATGGTTGCTCGTTACTCAGCAGGTGTACAAACAGGTACAGGAGCTGATATCGTAAGACAGTCTTAATAAATAAATAATATGGAAGGAGGGGGTAAAACCTCTCCTCCCTTAACCTAAAAAAAAACAATAAAATGGCTTGTACAGCACTTATACACGGTAGGGGGCTTGATTGCAATAGAATTTCTGGTGGAATCAAAAATATTTATTTTGCAGTTTTTGACCAAATAACATCTTTTGCTTATGATTCAACAAATCCTGCTGAAATTGATACATTAAATATGGGTACTAATGACCTATACAAATATGTTATGCCTTTAGGCGTATCTAGTTTAACTGATACTATCGTAGGCTCAAGAGAAAACGGGACTATTTATTACACTCCAACTTGTAACATTATACTTAACAAACTTACGAAAGTAGACCAAAACGAAATTAAATTACTTGGAGCAACTCAAACTGTAATTTTCGCAGAACTTAACGAAACACTAGCTAATGGACACAATGTAATAGTTGTCTTAGGAATTACTAATGGTATGCAACTTAATGCAGGTACTATGGACTCAGGAGCAGCTTGGGGAGATAGAAATGGTTATACATTGACTTTTGACGGAATGGAGGAAAAACCATTCTCAATGTTAGAAGACTATGGAACAATTCCTTTTGACAATTCAGGAGTTACTTACGGAGATATAGTTACTGTTTAAATTTCTTATCTGTTTTCTTATATTTCTTGAATGAGGGTAGCTTAATTGCTACCCTTTTTCTTTATACCAAATAAAAACAAACTTTTTCTATTATATACTATGCTAAAAGGAACTTATCAAAATAATACCTATGATTTTTATGTAACAATAAAAGATGCGGAACAATATAAAAATACAGGAGCATTTCCTTTAAATAGTTTGGGAAATATATATAATGAAAATTATTTGTTCAAGCTTACTAATGATATGTCAGGAGAAGTTAAATTTGCTTATGCTAAAATAATAACTCAAAATGATAGATATTATTTGTTACAATTATTTAATAGTACATTAGCAGATGAAAATCTATTAACAGGAAAAGTAAATTTAGAGCAAAACGGATATTGGAAATATGAAATTTTTTGGATGTATGCAGCAACTAAAGTAGGTAATCCAGATTGTGATTTATTTAATCCTTTAGCAACAGGAACTTGGGAATGTACTAATACAGCAGGAACAGTTATTGATTCAGGAGCTTTAGATACAGACGATTCTGTTAAGCCTGTTTATGTTATTGATACATTAGACGCTAGTACTTATTCAATAGAAGAATACTCTACTTGCAATCCCCCACCATTTAATCAGCCTTCTACATTTGTAAATACTATAAGCCAAGTTTTAACTTTAATCCCTTGTTCAGCAAGTTCAAGAGAATTACTATTTACAAAAGTAGAAAGAGCTTTAGATACAGTAGACTTTACTGTTACTAGCAATACTGCAATAGGAAAAGAAATTAGATTTACTTCAAGCACTAGGACTTATTCTCATATTGTAACTACTTTGCCTGAAACTGTTGTTATGACAGTTGAAACATCAACAGGAATAGAAGATTTTAAAGATTATACAGTTGAAATATATGATTCTGGAGTATTGTATCAAACTTATAATCCTGTTACAGCAGTAAGAAAGCCGCAACAATTTAGAGGGGGTTATATTATGGCATCTAATAATGAATATGAATCAGGTTGTGGATTTGGAACTCCTTTAGGAAGTATCTTTTTTACTTGGAATGGCACAGGTAATTCTCCTAATGGTGGTTATATTACTGAATTTCAAGCACCAATTGAGATAGGAAAACTATTAATAGAAGAACCACAAGGAGATGAACAAGTAAGATATACTCAACACGAATCACCGAATGACACAAATTATATATATAACGATTAAATTAAAATTATGGCAATAGAAAACGTACAACAACTCTTAACAGAGCAATTAGGGAAAAATAGATGTGATGTAATTACTACAACAGCTATGACTGGCAAAGACTATTATGCAGTTCACTTTGTTACTGAAAGCGTAATAGCTTCAATCACGGCTTCTAATATTCAAACAGGAACAGGAAGTGCAGCTGCAAGTCTTCATACGACAATAGCAGCAGGAACGACTTTATTTCTAGCAGTTTCAGCAATTACTTTAACAAGTGGTTTAGCTATCTGTTATTATGACCAAGTAGTATAATGTTAGCACTTAAACAAGCATTAAGTTTAGTATCAACTCAAAAAGTAGGTGGAGCAGCTTGGACACCTACTGATGAAGCAAGATTAGAAGCTTGGTATCAATACAAAGTTGGTATTACTTTAAATGGTTTAAAAGTTTCTGAATGGGATGACCAATCTACCAATAGTAGAGATATGGTTCAAGCAGACGACGCAGAGCAACCTGTTTATAATGGAGGAGCTTTAACTTTTGATGCTTCCGCTTCTACTAATCTACAAACTACAAGTCAAATGTCGTTTAGTTCAGACTTTACTTTAGGTATTAAAATGTTTCCTACAACTACTAATGGAACTTTTGTAGCTGACAATACCACAGCCAATGAACTCTTTAAGATTTCATCTTCTGATGCTATTACTATAAAAATAGATGGAAGTGCAGCAGTTATAAGTTTAGATTCAGGAGCATTTGAAGATGACTATATTGTTTTGACTAGAGCTTCAGATGTTTTTACTTTATATAAAAATGGAGTTGCACAAAGCACTCCACAAACTTTAGCAGGTACTATTGATATTGACGCTATTGGTATTAGAAGAACTGATGTCAATGGTTTTTCAGGAACTATAAAAGAAGTGCAAATTTATAGTACTTCAAATGCAACACTAACTGCAAACATAAACGCAAGACTTTCAACTTTATAAAATGGATAAAATAATTTCAGTAGATTTAAGCACATCAACAGCTCCTTTAGTACAAGAAGTTAGGGGAAAAGATTACATTGAGTACGGCGATGCTAATGGAGAATGGAGAAACCTCTACCCACAGTTCTTAATTGACCTTTACTATTCAAGCTCTATAACGGCTGCAATTGTAAACGCTACTGCTGAAATGATTAGTGGAGAAGACTTAGTAATAACAGATGAAGAAGATAGAGATGAAGAAGCAAGAGTAAAGTTACAGAACTTTATGAATAATGCTAATGGTAATGAAACTTTACACGAAGTATTAAAAAAGGTAGCATTTGACTTCAAGCTACAAGGAGCATTTGCTCTTAACATTGTATGGTCAAAAGACAGAACTCAGATAGCTGAAATCTATCATATTGCTGTAGAGAAGATTAGATGTGAACGTCCTGATGAATTCGGAAAAACTAGAGGTTACTATGTTTCAGGAGATTGGGCAAATACAAGAATGAACAAACCTTATAGAGTTCCTGCCTTTAATGTAAACGACAGGACTTCACCAAATCAAATACTTTATACAGGGCTTTATAGTCCTAATATGAATTCTTATTACACGGCTGATTACATATCTTGTAATAATTGGAGTCTTATTGATTCTAAGGTTTCAGAGTTTCATCTCAACAATATATCTAACGGCTTTACGGGTTCGTTTATGATTAGTTTCGCAAATGGAATTCCAACAGCAGAAGAACGTAGACAGATAGAGCAAAGCTTAGAAGCTAAATTTACAGGTGCTTCAAACGCAGGTAAATTCGTTTTGACATTCTCAGATGACAAGACAAGAGTACCTGAAATAACTTCAATAAGTCCATCAGATTTAGACAAGCAATATATAGCACTTCAAGAACTACTTACTAGCAACATACTCAGTGGGCATAGGGTGACTTCTAAGACACTTATGGGCTTGGATAGTGCAAATGGGTTCTCAAGCAATGCAGACGAGCTTTTAAACGCTTCTAATTTTTACTTGAATACTGTGGTGATGCCGTTTCAAGGTCAAATCTTAAAAGTGTTACACAAGATATTCCAAGTAAACAATATGGATATGCCTGTTCAGTTCGTACAACTTAAACCAATTAC